TAGAAGTTAAAAAAGGATTGAAGCCTAAAATATGTTGCATATGTACAAAAGAAGTTGAGTATGAAAAACTGGAGCAACAAAGTACTCCAGCAAAATAAAAATTAATAAACATGAATATTTTTACAAGAATCTAATTCTTTTTCTAACTTATTAACAGCATGGTTATATTGCAGCGCCTGTTCTGCTATAAAGTTAGAATTTGATATGTGTTCTTTACACATAGGGCATGGTAGCCCATTATCACAAACTTCCCTAAATTTAGATTCTGTTATGATAACTTTTGTATCACAATCTAAACAAGTAGCTTCAATTTTAGTTATTTTATCAATAGTCATAAGTCACCACCTAACAATATATTTATAGGATTTATCCTACAAATATAGTATATCAAAGGAGGAAAATAATGGCAATTAATGACAACGTAAACAAAATTTTAAAAGATAGAGATTTAAAAGCATGGAAATTAGCAAAAGAAATAGGAGTAGATTCAGGAAATTTATATGCAATTTTAAGAGGAGAAAATAAAAATCCAACTATAGATACATTAATAAAAATAGCTGACTATTTAGACGTTACATTAGATAAACTAGTTGGAAGATAGAAAGGGTGAGATAAAAGTGAGTGTAGCATTACAATTCATAGATACAAAAGACTTAGTACAAGAGCTAATGCGAAGAGACGATACAACAGACATCATCAAGATGTTTTTAGATAGACAAGGAATTAAGCAAATGAAGTTAGTTACAGTAAAGGAGTTTAGTGAGTATTTAAAAGTATCTGATTCAACTGCAAGAAACATGATAAGAGAAGCAATGGCACAAAACCATTATACTGTAATTCCTATAGGTAATTCCTATAGGATAGATTTAATCTCTTTTGAGGAATATGTAATGAAAAATGCAATGAAAGATAGAGATGTAATAAAAAAAAGAAAGGGGGTGATTTAGTTGAATGTAAGAGTACTAATAGCTTATGTACAATTCTGTAAGCAATATAATAAGAAAGCGAGTTTTGAAGGTCTTAAAAAATACAATAAGGGGATAGTGATATGAAAATACTTAAAGTAAAATTTCCTACAAAAATTCTTAAAGCAGGTAAAGCAATCAGAGTAACATGTGCAAGATTTGGTTTTGAAAGCGATTGTATAATAACTCAATCACAAGAATTTGAATTAACAGTAGTTTATTTTGATAAAGAATTAGATGATTTAGTACAATCGTCTATAACTATAGATGATGCAATAGGCTATGATTATTGCATTGAAACGTTAAATTAAGGGGGATTAATTATGAAAAGTTTAATTATAGTGAGAAATGCAGTAGAGCAACAACTAAATAGAGCTAATTTAGAAATAAATAAAAACGAGCAACTTTATACAAAACTTAGAAAAAAAGAAGAAAGAGATATATTAGAAGACATTGCATTGAGTAATGCTTTAAGAGAAAAAAGCGTAAACGAAAGATTAAAAATATTTGCTGAGTCATTACTAGAAATTATAGATACACAAATTGAAATAAAAGAATATGAAGAAAGTGAGGATTACAAGATATTTCAATTAATTTTAGAAGAACTTGGAAGAGATAGACCTATAGATGTTCAGATATAAGAAAAGAGCCACTGCAATGGCTCTAATCAAAAATATATCAAAAATTTAATTAGCTATATTATAGCATAAACGGAGGGAAATTATGAGTACTTTATACGAATTAACTACAGATTTATTAGAAATAGAAGAAGGTTTAACAGAAATAACAGGAAATGAAGCTGAAAAACTAGAGGAAATAAAAGAAATAATAAAACAAGAGATACAAAATAAAAACACTAGGATAGTTTCAGTAATATTAAACATTGACAGTGATATAAACTCTATAGATTCAGAGATTAAAAGATTGCAAGAGTTAAAAAGGGTCAAAAAGAATACTCTTGATAGATTAAAAAGCAATATAAAAGACTGTATGGAATTACTTGGTACTAAAAAAGTAGAAACATTTTTAGGAAATATAAGTATAAGAAAGTCAGCAGGTAGCTTAGTCATAGAAGATGAAGAAAAGATACCTGCTATATATAAAACAGTAGAGCAAGTTATAAAAGTAGATAAGAATGCTATAAAAGACTTTATTAAAAAAGGTCATGAAATTGAAGGTTGCAGGATTGAATATGGAACTACACTAACAATTCCAAAAGCTAAAAAAGAGTAGGTGTCAAATATGGAATCTAATAATATTTACATTAAATTAATGGATGTAAGAGTTAAATTTAGTAAGTTGAATCTAAAGAAAAGTGGAGAAAATAAGTTCGCTAACTTCAAGTATTTTGAGTTAGCAGACTTTCTACCACAAGCAACTGGATTACTTGAAGAAGCTAAGCTATGCCCTATAGTGACCTTTACAAATGAATATGCAACTCTAACATTAATTAATGGAGAAAACCCATCAGAACAGATTGTATTTACTTCTCCCATGAGAGATTTACAACTTAAAGGTTCTAATGAATTACAGGCACTAGGAGGTATAGAAACCTATCAAACTAGATATTTATATATTCAGTTACTTAATATAACTGAAAGTGACACTTTTGACGCAACTAGTGGCAAAAATGAAGCTAAAAGTAATTCTAACAATAGAATTTTAACAGATAAACAATTAAGTAGGTTATATGCAATAGCAAGTAATGCAAATGTTGATAAAGAAAGTTTGAAAGAAAAAGTATTTAAAAGATTTGGAAAAGAGATAAAAGATTTAACAAAACAAGAGTATGACACTATTTGTAATGCTTATGAAAATAAGCAATAAGGGCAGGTGATATTGTGGGGATTATAAGAGTAAGCAAAGACAAAGATAATCCATATGTGGTTTTAAATAAAACTTGTTTGGAAGATGTAAAATTAAGCTGGCAAGCAAAAGGTTTACATTCATATCTGATTAGTAAGCCCGACCACTGGAAAATCTATGTTAATGATTTATATAAAAGAAGTAAAAATGGGAGGGATGCTACAGCAAATATTTTAAGGGAGCTCATAGAAAATGGATATATAACAAGAACACCTTGTCGAGATTCTAATACTAATAAGATGCTTGGAGGATATGATTATCAAGTATATGAGATACCACTTGAAAATCCTCAGAAGCTAAAATCCCGAAAAACTGATTTCCCGGAAACCGGATTTCCCGGAAACCGGGTTTCTCGGAAACCGGAAAACACGGAAGTAGTAAGTAATGACTTTAAAGTAAATAATGATATTACTACTATTGTTATTAATGAACAACCTCAACAAGATAAAACCACCTATATAAAAAAATACTTTGAAAAATATATAGGTGTGATTACTCCTAATAACTTTATAGAGTTAATGAGTTACTTAGATGATGGAATGGAAGCTGATGTAATAATAAGAGCTATTGATGAAGCTGTAGGCAGTGGAGTTAAGAATTATAAGTATGTAAAAACAATCTTAAATAATTGGATAGAAGCAGGTGTAAAAACTAATTTAGAACTTACAGAGTATCAAAATGAGTTTGAGAGGAAGAAAAAGAATAAACAGGAGAAGAAGCAGTCTAATCATAAAAATGTGAATACTCCTAATGTGAGTAAAAATAAGTTTCATAACTTCAATGAAACCTTTACTCAATATTCACCTGACGAACTAGATGACATAATTAAGAAAAGTCAAAAGGTTAAATTTAAATAAAATTATACTTCTAGGAAGTAAATATCAATATATTACTTCCTAGAAAGGGGAGGTATAAAATGGCGAGAATATATGCACAAAGAAGTGGTTCTTTAAACGAACAAGATAGATTGGAATTATTAAGATTACTTGGGAAAGCTGGATATACAGTAAAGATTGCTAGAGAGAAGCAAAATAGCAAGACAACTTATACTTACTTTGTTGAGTATACAGAAGAGCAGGAAGAAAAATAGAAGGGGGGCTAGTTAAATGAATACAATAACTTTAGTTGGAAGATTAGTTGCAGATGCAGAATTGAAGTACCTTCCAAATTCGGGTACTCCAAAAATAACCTTTTCAATGGCAGTAGATAGAAGGTTTAAAGATAAAAATGGAAATAAAATAACTGATTTTATTCAATGTGAGCAATTAGGAAAACATGTAGAGAATTTAGTGCAATATCTTGTTAAAGGTAAGCCTATATATGCTGTTGGAGAGTTAAATATATATAATTACAAAGATGAAAATGGTTGCTGGAAATCTATTACTAAGGTTAATGTAAATGCTTTAGAACTACTTTCTAGTAAAAATGATAATAATGCTAAACAAGAATATGTACCACCAGGATTAGACCCACAAGGTTTTCAAGCAATAGATGATGACGATATACCTTTTTAATTAAGTTAAATAATCTAGGGAGTAATTATGCAATATTACTTCCTAGGAGTTAAAAATGGAGGGATAAAATGAGATTTGAGATAGGTAAAACTTATAAGTTTGATAAAGAGAAATTTATGGAAATTAATGGTGTAGAACAACATAAAAAATATAAAGAACTTTGGATTGATGATATTGAAGGTGTTGAATTTACTGTTGAAAAAATTTTTGATGATGGCTATGTTTGCTATCCAAATGAATTTTGGTTTAATTTTGGTGTAGTTTCGGAATGGTGTGTTGAAGTTAAATAAGGTAGGGGGTATTAGAGATGATAATAATTAGAAGTCAAGATAGATTATATTTAATGAGAGTTAATAGAGTTGAAATAAGTAATAGTGAAGTATATGCAATGCTTGAAAATGATGTTAGAAAAATAGGTGAATATGAGAGCAATAAAAGAGCTATGCAAGTGTTAAATGAAATACAGAAGTTTACTGAAAATGGAGTAAGAACAGATTATATAGATTCTTATAGAATTAGACATAATCAAGAGGAAGTGTTTGAAATGCCATTTGAATAAAAAAAAAGGGG